ATGAAATTTATAACACCAACTATACTACTATTATTTCTTTTGCAAAGTTGTTCCATCTCAGAGGAGACATGGACAAAAGAAGAGATTTTGAATAGTGTTTCAGAACATAATTATTCGGGAACGGGTTACAGAGACTTTGAAGGCAAAGTCATCAATTATGATTATGTTGATTTTGGCAGTTTTCGGTTAGCTATTTACGATAATAAAATTAAGTGGAGAGGTTATGGTGGTTATTTTGATGGTATTGTTGCCCTGGTAGAGCCTCAAATCTCTAAAGTTTCAGAAGGAGTCTATTTTATGTCTTGGGTTTTCGAATCTGGAGGAGGAGATAATGTATGCGTAAATTTTAATAATAAAAAAGTATATGCACACCTTCATCAACCCGAATCAGATTTGCCAGAGGATTTTGAATTGATACATGGAAAAATAGCATGTGGTCCCTCTAAAGATTGTGCATTTCCTGACGGTGAACCAATGGGACAGTTTTCAACAATTTGGTCTATTTTTAAGAATATCATGAAATATGATCTTCCTTTTTTGGGAGAAACGGAACGTCCTTTGATTCAAGAAAACAAATTGGCTCAAAAAGAATTAACAGGTAAAAAAATCAAATATAGCATTGACAACCTATCCATCACTATTGAAATCAAAAACGAAGTTACTCAAGTGACCTATCAAGGAGAAGAAACTCAAAACTTCTTGACTTATGTAACAAAAGTTAGCCCTGGTATTTACTTTATATCATGGATGGGAAACCGAAAAGCGAGTGATCATATCGTCTTCAATCAAAATGAAATGATAGTTTTTGATCACATTTCAAGAAATGGAGAACACCGAGAGTCTGTATATGATGTAGATTGCTTTAGTGAAAACTGTAATTAGTTTAACAATTGTAAAAAAGACTTAGAATTAAAATCCATTGGGTACATTTGTCTTGAGTTTAACTACATTATCACGACTACGTTTGCATAACTTTATATGATCTCAATAAAAAAAAGAAGACAATTAGTACAGGTTATTCCATTTGCTGTAATTTCTTTATTATTTGGTTTAATCTATACATTCCTTGAACATGGTATCCTTGGAGATACACCAACCTATCCAACAACAGGTAACCCTTATAATTTTAATCCTGTTTCCTCAGCTATTTTAACCTTAACAGGAGGAACTTTAATGGGACTATTGGAAGTATTTTGCCTTAACAAACTATTTCATTATAAGAGTTTTTCCAAGAAGTTGATCATAAAAACATTGATCTATATTCTGATCATTGCTGTACTTGTTTTTATAATGACGGATTTAGGACATGCTATTGAAATGGAGGAAAGTCCATTTAACCCGAAGGTAATAGGGTATGCGATGAATTTCTTAATGAGCTTTGCTTTTATTTCTATGGAAGTCTATATGGCATTAGGGATCGTAATATGCTTGTTTTATACAGAAGTGAGTGACAACATTGGACAAGAAGTATTGATCAATTTTTTTCTAGGAAAATACCATAGCCCAACTGAAGAACATCGTGTTTTTATGTTTTTGGATATGAAAGACTCGACAGCAATTGCGGAGCGATTAGGCCATACCAAATACTTTGATATGCTGAGAGAATATTATGCTGATTTGTCGAACTCCATTCTGAATTACAGTGGACATATTTATCAATATGTAGGAGATGAAGTAGTAGTGACTTGGACAATGGAGAATGGTTTAGAGAAAAACAATTGTCTGAACTGTTTTTATGATATGAAGAAGTCATTGGAAGAACAAGCTGATAAGTACCAAGAAAGATTTGGCGTAGCACCTACTTTCAAAGCAGGGATACATTTAGGCAAGGTAACCACTGGTGAAATAGGCGTAACTAAAAAAGATATTATCTTCTCGGGCGATGTATTAAATACAACGGCAAGAATACAAAGTTTATGTAATTCTTATAAAACTGATCTTCTCATTTCTGAACGATTGTTGGAATTCCTTAAAGTCGAAAACTATTTTTCAACAACAGATATTGGTACTGTCGAATTGAGAGGTAGAAATGAAAAAGTAAATCTCTTTTCAGTAAAACAGATTGCATAAAACTAAACCTGTCTCTAACAAACTTATCTCTTAATGAATATAGATCAACTTCGTCTAAAAGAAGATATTGTGCCGCTATATGACGATAAGCAAAATCATAAAGTGACTCCTTACATTCATAACTTCATATTTCATAAATGTTCAAAGGAAGAGCTTTTACTTCGTCAATCCATAATCCAAAATCTTCTGAATCATCAAGAGGTTATTCATAGCTATAAATACAATAAACTTTACTTTGGAGAAGCTTTTAAGGTAAGTGAAGAAATAAATAGATCTTCATTTTTGACCTCAAAGAATTATATTTTCTTTACGAAAAGAGAAGTTGATCATAGTAAAATTTCAAGATTAACAGCAAGTGCTATTTTCTTCAATGAGCTTGAGTCTTTAATTCAAAGTCTTTTAGATATTGCAAAGGTTACTGAACTGAGAGATTTACTATCTCTACTATTAGATGACCTTAACTCCCTTAAAATTTATTCTAATACTGCACTTACTCAGCAGGAGTTAATGAGGTACATTGAAACCCTTCAAAAGATAAATTTTAAGCGTTTCTGGGATACTCTTTTTCAGGTGGAATGTTATATCTCTATCACGAGGTGTTCTCTAAAGAAAGGGTTTTGTTTACCTGTTATTTACGAGGATTGTATTCACTTAGAACAAGCTTACTTTCCGTTGATCAATAATGTTGTCAAATATGACATTACATTTGACAATAGTTTTAATATACTTAATGGCCCTAATATGGGAGGTAAATCGACTTTCTTAAAGACCATTACTTTATGTTGTTACTTAGGGAATATTGGTGTCCCAATTCCATCTTCAAAAGCTAAAATTCCTTTTTTAGAATCCTTTCATGTAAATTTTAATACTAAAGATAATTACAAAAATGGGACAAGTCATTTTATGAATGAAGTTCTATCCATGAAGGAATTTATCCTTTCAAGTAAGTCTTTTGGGGGCGTTTTTGGTTGCTTTGATGAATTGTTTAATACGACAAATCCAGAAGAAGCACTTCGATTGATCTCTTATTTGTTTTCTAACTTAAAATTGAAATCTCCTTCATTTTTTATTATTTCTACTCATTTAGATATTGAAATATTCAAAGACAGAGAAGAGATAGGATTTTATCATCCGTCCACGAAATTAAACGGAAATAAAATTCAATTTGATTATAGTATCACGAAGGGAATATCAAACTTGAAACTAGGAGAGAAGCTATTTCAAGATGCTGGAATAATGGATATCATTTAATATGAAAAGAAAAAATGTCACACCTACTTTAAACTAGATGTGACATTTTAGTATTAAGTACTAAGCCAAAAATAAATTAGAATTATTTTTTCTTGGTACTTAATAGTGTTTGACTCTATTCCTCACTTCATCCTTTTTACCATTATTAAATACTTTATGGTAAGCACCGGTGATATATCCTGTTACCCTACGAAGTGTGATAATATCTTTTGAGCCACATTTTTTACATTTCAGGTCATCAAATAATCCTTCGTGGTTACAACTCAAACATCTATCTTTTTGAATGTTCGTGGCGAAGTAATAAACTCCTTCTTCCATTGCTCCCTCCACAAGGTTTTTATAAAGATGAGGCGTTTTTGAAATCTCAGATCGCAATTCTACATAAGTAATAGAACCTCCTGTACAATGTTGATGATAAGGAGCCTCAATGGCAATCTTATCGACATAATTGATTTCATGCCAAACCGGAACGTGATAAGAGTTTGTGATGAATTCTTTGTCGAAAATTCCTTTTACTCTACCATATTGTTCCTGTAGTTTCTTAGCAAAAGTATGGCAAAGACTTTCTGCAGGAGTAGCATAAAGAGATATATTCAATCTTCTTCTTTCGCTTTCTACATCACAAAATTGATGTAAATCGCTGATTAATTTTAGAGCTTTTGCCTGAGATGTCTCACTTTCACCATGGTGTTTTCCCTCTAGAATTAATAGTGCTTCAGCAAGACCAATAAACCCTAAAGCAAGCGTACCTGAATACAATACCTCACCAATCTTAGCCTTTTCATTGTATTCTTGTTCATGCTTCCAGATCTTATTTTTATACATAAAGGGAGCAGACCCCATCAATTGTTTCCTTTGCCAACGTAGACGGCATTCCATCATGTCAATACCCGTATAGGCCATTTCCATCACCATTTTAGAAAACTCTTCCCATGAAGAAGTCTCCATTGCAAACTTTGGAAGGTTCATGGTAACAGGAGAAAGATTACCTCTTCCTGATTTTCCATTACTACCGTGTAGGTTTTTACCTAAGCGTGTTCTACAGCCCATGGTGGCAGGGATGAGATCAGGAACAATATTTCCTTCTTCATCCTTGATATCGTATACCTCTTGATGGGTGTTGACATAGTTTGGGTAAACTCTTTTAATAGAACATTCATTGGCTCTACGGAAAAGGTCTTCATTGATAATCTTACCTTCCTCTTTACGGTATTGCCAAATTTGTATAGGGAAGATAGGCGTTGTTTTTTGTTCACCAATACCTTCCATTGTAGCTTCAAGAAGACACTCAATAAATAAACGACCTTCTTTAGATGTGTCACAACCGTAATTGATAGAAACGAATGGCAATTGATTACCGGCTCTACTTTCTAAATGATTTAGATTATGAAGAAAAGCTTCACAAGCTTGCTTTGTTTCCTCAGTCGTTTGTTCCCAAGCATACTTTTCTTCGTTAGGAATGGAGTAACGATTAGCCACTTTTATATGTTTCTCATAACTCTTTCTGATAAAAGTAGCCATATGAAAATCAAAAGCATTGATGGCAATACCTCCAAATTGTGCATTACTTTGACACTGTAAAACCACTGCTGTCACTTGTAAAGCCGAACGAATACTTTGTGGAGGGCGCATGGTACCATTGGTCGTGAAGATAGGTCTACTTAAAATATTACCAATATCAATAAACATACAGTTTTGCATTCCCACTGCATACGAACTGAAGTCATGAATATAAATCCAACCTTCTTCGTGCATCTTTAAATGTTTTTCTGGAAGGAGATATGATTTAGCATATTCTTTAGAAATCTCTCCTGACATCCTTGTCAGCTTAGCGGTAAAAACACCCTCTGGCATGTTGGCGTTCTCATTTTCTACATTGGTGAGGTTGATGGCCTCATTGGCGAATTTTAATAGTTTACTATCTTGAAAGTTTACCATGTCTTTTGAGTATAAAATGAACAAAACACAAGGCGCGTTGATTGGAAGTGCAAAACAATAGGCACATAACGATCCTATCGTTGATGTAGACACTTTAACTCGAAGTCTCTTCATAACTAATGCTTGGTAGGTCTTCTGACTTATCTCTGAAATATCTACCTTCTCGCTTTGTAGCAATGGCTATCAGATTTTCATTAGAAAGATTTACAGCTGCGAGTACAGTTTCAGCTTTTCACTGAATTCCCTATTATTCCACTTAGGCACCATGCACAACAAATTTGTGTTTTCTTTCCTTTAAAAGTATTGATGACAATCACTGAAAAAATATTGCAAATTATAAGCGCTTGAAAATGAACTTTTGAGCGAAACAAGTTTGTGTAAAACCTACATTAAAAATTGTGAAGTAGATTTGAAGTAGTGAATTGGCTATTAGATGAAGAATGCCGTATCAATTGCTTTTTTGTTGTATCCACGACTAAATATATTTGAGTTTTAATTTAAAAGCGGACGGAATTTCAATTTATAAACGGCAAAACGATTTGTACTCAGCAATATAATTGATTTGTACATTTTATTTTACCGTTTTTATTCTTGACCTAATGATCTGCTGTAAGTCCACCCCTTTGACTCTAATTCGAGTATTTTTTCCGTTGTTGATTGAGGTTGATTTGATATATTAACTAATACAAAACTTCGATTAACCCCCGAACTATACAATAGTAAATCATCCAATATATCGTTGAGTGTATCGAAGTTGGATGAATTCCAAAAGTTTGATAGTTGTATTGATTCTAAGTTCAGCCACGCTGAACTAATCATTTCAGTATGACTGAAATTGTCAATATCTTCACATCGGAATATTACATCTTTCACATTTGGTGCACTTGAAAGATTAACAATACTTGAAATATTACACTGTATCTTCTCAAGTAATGTGTGATTACTAAAATCAATAGTTTCTGTTTTGAAATTTTCACATAACGAAACTAATGATTTTAGTTTATTTTGAGTTTGTAAATTGGCGAAAGTTACTTGATTAGTATATTTCCAAAAACCTTGTATTTCAACATGTTCCAATGTTGAATTAGCAGGCAAGATTACCGTTGCGTGACTATTAAAATATGCACCGTAAATTTGGTGAGTTGTATTGATTCTCAAAAGTCTACTACATGCACTAAAATTGTACACCCCTCCATTTTGTCGCCCTAATAACGTCATATTTTCAAGTGAGTCAGGAAAAATGTAAGTTCCATTTCTTATTTTTAAGTTTGAAAAATACCCTCTTTCATCTCCAAAACCTTTGATCTTTGAGTTCGACATGTCTGCTACAAAACCATCCCCCTCTCGAACACTCCCCGAGTGTAATAACCTCAATACATTACAATTTTTGCGATTTGTTATTTGTTCCACATTCGGAACGCTTGAAAAATAAGAGTTAAATACATCGGTTAATTCTGAATCATTCAGTGAATCAATAAAAGAACCTTCTAATTTCACATCCGAAAAAACTGTGAGGTTAGAAAAGGTCACACTAGACATAAATGTATTATAGTGATAATAAGATGTAGCACCACCCCATGACTGTCTGTCAATCTTAATAAGATTATTAAGATCAATATTAGCACAATATCTTAATATTGTGTGACTCCCTACAAAAGCTCGATCACTATTAGCAACAAAGCTCTTCCACTCGTTTGTTTCGGTCATTCCATAACTTCTTGTATTAACAACGTTGTCATTAATATCATACATTGCAAATAGCTGAGAGCGTGTATTGCCACCTGTACTTATTTCTTCGAAAATAGGTGTATATACATTTGTATTATGTTTTTTAAATATCTCAAAGGAAAGAAAGATAAGCTCACTATTTATATCTATCTCACTATCACAGAAATCGAACACTAAATTCAAAGTATTTAGATCATATAGATACTGAAAAAAGTTAATAAGGAAATAGGTGCTCATTTTCGTAAACTTCATATTTATCTCAATATCCTTGTCTAGGATAATATCATTAGTTAAGAAGTCAACTAATGATATATGCGACAAATCAATTAATGAAATCCCCCCAACATTACTATGATACAACTCCACCAAATCCCCTTGTTCCAACTGAACCCCACCAACAACCCTCTTCCCATTAACAAACCAAAGTTCAGCTCCCGAATTAGCAGTAACCCTATTATCAAAAGATATATAAGTACGTTCCCCAATTGTAGCAGATAGCAGTTTGTAGTTTACAATCTTAATTGTCCAACCCAAAGCCGTTAAAGCATCAATACGTGTTTGCAGAGTGGGATTATCATCTAAATCCACCAATACAATTCCTGCATTGAAAGTTCTATCAGAAATCACGTTATCTGGGTCATTGACACGCTCTAATTCCGTAAGCATTCTTTCAAAGTCGGAAGGCTCATAAAAGGCGTTCTCGACGTCTAAAACAACACCTGTTTGATTCACCCAAGAGCCTAATCTTAAATCAGGGTTTAAAGCGTTTTTAAAGCAGATATAAACGAGGTTTAACCAGTCATTTGAAGTGAGGTCAATCACACCCGAAACACCTGCTTCGCAAGCTGAGATACTATTAATTTTATCCTTTCCTGATAAAGCAAATAAATAAGAAATACCTGCTCTATGATCCCATACAAAGTTAGTTCCTGTAGCTACTAATTTTGATGAGTTTGTATTGAAGATTTGAAGATCTGAATCGGGCGTTGTAGCTTCTGCGATATTTGAAAACTCAACAGCTCCAGCGAAGCCTTTTACTCTCACTTGATACTCGTATGTAGTACCGTGATCTAGGTTGTCATTTTGCCAAGTAGTTTCACCTACACTTGTGTCGTAAATGCGAAGAAAATCTAATGCTCCTTTCTTTCTTCTCCAAATTTCAAAGGCATATAATCCTTGACTGTTATCATACCAATTGAGTGTGATTGATCCGATTTCTGAAGAGGTAGGAACGGCTGATAAACCTGAAGGAGGAGAAGGAATTTCTATATCACCAGTGTTCACACGAACACCACGAGATTGAAAGTAATTCACAATCTCAGGACGTTCTTGATTATCGGTGTCAATGATCACTTCCGTACCTGCATTTATAATTCCGTTGGGGTTGATGTGTGGGTTTCTTTCAAGGAATGCAGGTAAACCTTCCACACTTCCTTCTAAGAATAATACAACGTCAAGAATGTTCATTCCTTCGCTTGTGATTACTTTCTTTTTCATAGTTCCTTTACAGCTTAATAAGTTTACCTACTACCATGTATGGCTGTCTGTTTTCGTGTGACTCTAATGCGTCTTTTGCATTTACATTGTTAGTCTCAGTAATGCCAGTATAAGAGCTTTGGATAGTGCCACAACGAACAAGGTTAGGTTCTGTTGGGTCATTATTAGTATCACCCCCCGAAGTCGATAATCCATCAGCTGTCATTAATTTATTGAAATCACCATTAACGTGATTGTGAGATTTATCTGTAATCGAATGCTGATGACTTTGAATACCCGATTGATCACCAGTTAATGTCACATTTCTAGTTCCTCCTTGATTTCCAACCTCAAAATATTCAGATAGATTAGCCTCTGAATTTCCGTTTGGATCACTTGAATTACCTAACCCCACTGTCACCCTTCCTCTTAAATCGGGCGTACCATTCTGACCGTTACAAAGCGCATAACCGATATAATCACCGATACCCAAACCTGTTCCATCAAAGTTTGTAAGTGGACCAAAAAAATCAACTATCATTCCCGGAAGTAAACCTTGTAAACCTGCAATAGCATCAGAATTACGTTGAATAGGGTGCTTAATGATAGCATTATAATCAAACAAGCCTGTTCCACTCGCTCCAAACGACGGTTTCAATTTCTCTTCTTGACAAATAAAGAATGTTCCGACTTTGTTGAACCCTTCAAAAAGGTCGTGTGGTTCATGATTTAGATTTGATGTTTCTATATTAAATACAGGAATTTCAGAACCTGTACCAGTGCCGTTAAAAGCATCTACTTTATACAAGGTATTTTGATACAATAGCCAACCTTCAGTACATTCATATTGATTGCCATTATTTGAAAATTCCACTCCCGTGATTCTGACTGGAGCAGAACTTTCAGTTAAGACCGAAGCCAAAGCATCCGCAACATCCTTAGTCGCATTATACAGATGTTCAAAATCAACAGTATTATACCTTGCACCTTTTGGAGGTGTATTAAACTTTTTCATGTCCAGATTATTTCATAGATGATGCCTACGTGAAGATATTTCTTCAGGAAGACGTGAATATTATTTTCTTGACTTTGCAGTGCAATTGGCACTTCAACCGTCAATTGGGTTTGTAATAAATCTACACTCGTATCATCGGGAGGTTTGACAACACTTGTAGCGGTAGAGGGAGGACCGACAAAAGGAGTAGTCGCATTGTATTCCGGAGGAAAAACCAAGAACTCCACATTCTCCACAATTTGAGTAATCAGGTTGATTGAAGGGTTATTAAAACGTTCTCTGATCAGTGTTTCCACTGCCAGCTTTGAACGCCCCCATATAATTTGATCTTTCGCATAATTGGCAAAAACCCTCTTTTCTTCATTTACTGTTTTAGAGTGAAAGCAAAAGAGCCTTACCCAAGCAGTATGAAAATTATCCCTTAAGAAAGATGGAATACATCTATAAGAAAGTATATCTGTATCGAGTAATGAAAACTTAGACATCGGCTATTGAGGTTATTTGATATGTTTCTAATTCCATCCACCCCGACGAAGGGTAATATCTAGCTTTCACATCTTCGGAAACGGTTCCTATGTCTGGGCGAGCCTTCAGAACAGTGATATAGAAATCACTGACCCCTTCCGTCTGCTTGACGAAATCCACCAAATCAGACACCTGAAGTGTACCATCAAAAGGCAGGTTTTTAATATAATCGGCTACTGCTCCTTGTACATCCGCCTCTACTTGCAGGCGATCGTGTTCCGGTTCGTAATAGAGATCTGCATGCAAGATTAATTTATCAGAGTCTAAATTGACTACTCCCATTTGTGCTCCTGGTTCTTGAATTTCTCGTAGATAAGCTTCAACACCTGAAGCTTCACTATCTGTTAACTTTCCATTTTCTCCACGCAGTTTTACAAGAGCAAAGCCACGTCCAGAAACAGCTACAGATTTCACAACCCTTTTTGTTTCGTCAACAACCTCGTAATAAGGTTGCTTCGTGTCGGGGTGTAAAAGAATAGGATCACCATGTTGATACTCCAAAATTCTTTCAGCATACCATTCTGCTGTATGTACTTTTGAAGCTGCAATCAATGCTTCTACTTCAACTTTGTGAGCATCAAAAAGGACTGTGATAATATGACTTACAAATGATGTGATATACAACCACAAATTCCAAATCGCCACTTTGGAAGTACTTGTTACATCTCCCAAGTCTTTCAACGCATCAGCAAGTTCCTTTTCATCCAAGAGCATATCCAGTTCTTGAACACGCTCTTTTTCTGTAAGTAACTCCTGATATAGTTCTGCTCTTGATTTTGCCATTAGACAATTGTTAAAGTGAAATTATTACGACCGATCGCACTTATCATTTTTGAAAAAGTGGCTTTTGAGGAAGTAACATCTTTATAACCATCTTTGTCAATGTCAAAATGCGTTTGACCGACAAGCACACACCCCAAAGTATCTTCATGGAAATTACCCCAATGAAATAAAATTAAGTCTCTATCTGGCACATTGGTGATATGGTAGTGCTGCTTATATTTTTCTGATTTCCTTGGTACACATTCATAAGTACCTTTCGGAATGCAGGAAACATAGTTTTCATTATCATTGTCTGCCAATTCAAGTGTTTTACACTCAAATACTTTTTTCATACCATCATAAACGACCAGTTCACCAAGCGTTTGCTTTTCACCTTCTTGTACTCTTACTAATACTGCTTTCATCATTATTTGAGTTTATCAGCTCTATCTTTCTTTTTCAGAAAAGACAGATCCACGTTTTTAGTTACATTTGTTGCGATTTTTTCGGCTGTTCTGCCAATCACAAAGCCCCCTAAACCAATTTCTAAAAGACTCCAAAATTCAGCAGGTAAGTCATTTGCCATATTTTCGGCATCAGGAAAAAAAGCAGGCTGAAAAAAGTAAGTGTACATCACTATAAAAGCGAAACAAAGCATCACTACAGGTCGCCAAGAACGTTGTAATAGATTGCCATTTGCTTCAGCTAAGATTACTTTCGCTTGAGCTTCATGTAATTGATTAAGGTTTCCCAATACCACTTGAGAGAGCTCATTTTTAAGTTTCTGTTTCTCTTCCGTATTGGTGACTACCTGATCAATAATATCCGAAGAGCCCTTAATAAGGTTGGATGCTGATTTTAAAATATTGCCAATCATTTTCTTTCTGTTTTTAAATTGATCTGACCATTTTCATAAATATCAAGTGCTCTGATTTCCTTTTCGTCCAATTCCATATTCTCAATAATTACCTTATAGAGATCCCCTAACTCTCCATCTACAAAAGAACCTAATCCAACACCCAAATCAGGAAATTCACGAAAGTCTCCCTTGTTTGCAATCAAGATTAATTTCTCTTCTTGATTTAAAGAATCTTCTACAGTAAAGTCACCCTTTGTAACTTTTAGTGTATTATCATCATTGAGAATAAAGTCTTTCATATCAGTGTTTGATTTTAGTATTTTCTACTTTTGAGAAATCCCCTAACTCGAATGTTTTTAAAGTACCATTCAAGGTTTCTTGAAGTGCAGATTTAGCTCCGTTTCCCGGTTCGAATATGGGAGCACCACCCAATACCTTTAAAAAAGCATCAAGAAGTTGATTATTCTTCTCCAGTTCTTGAACCAAAGTTGGTGTAATCAAAAGCCCTCCATTATTTCCTTCATTGAAGGTGATTCCATTTTGATCCACCTCAATAGTCGTTTCACCAATAACAGTTTTCACCTTTTCAGGTTCATTGACCATTGTTACAAATGCATCAATCTGAGAATTACCAATCAAAGCAACCATTACAATAGATTCTTTTTTAGGGAAGACTATAGTATAGTTACTAGCCTGATCCAAAGAGGCTTTGAGGCGGACATCTGGAATTTGTACTTCCTCGTGCAGAGGCAATACATCGATAGAGGCACTTTCCTCATTAACCGAGATCACCTTTGCAGGAAAAAGTACGGGTGGCCTGTCAACAATTCGCCGTAATAGGGTTTGAATATCTTCCTCGTAACTCATTTAAGTAATCTTTTTACCTATTTGAATAGCTCTTCTCCCTCCAGAGCTGGAGAAGGTGGTCACTACTTTATCAATTAAGAAAGTTCCATCCTTAGCAGGGTTTTCTATATCTGTCACCTTTGCTGTCATGCCAAAAGTTGCGTAAGGAAATAAGAAGGTTTTTACACCTCCTTCATATTTTCCTAACCGAATCCTTTCTATTTCCTCTTCGGCCTGTCGTTTTAATTCGGGTTTAGTTCTAGCAGTATAAGAGGTGTATTTTTTTGTAATACCACCTTCTTCCCCTGCTGTCACTTCTATTACGGTATTGTTTGGAAGAATAGCTTTTGCATCTATCTCAATCGCTTCATCTACAAAATCCCTATAGGTGAGATCTTCGGAAATAATATTTTCATTAAAATTATATTCCACTTCCCCCGGATCTTCCGTAAATGCGAGACCAACATAAAGTGTTTTCCCCCTGAAATAAGCAGTTAAACCGAATTCCTCTTGTAGTTTTTTCAAAGCCTCATAACCATTAATGTTACTCAACCGAAACTTATCCAACTTCACTTCCGGTATTTCTTCAGATAAGGTAATGGCTGTATCACTAATGATATAATGTATAACTTGTTTGAGTGTAGTGTCCTTCCAAACGTAGTTCAACCGCTTCTTTGCACGTAAAAGATAAGAAGCGTCTTCCAATTCAATTTTAATAGGACTGGTTTGATGAAATCGTTTTACATACCCTTCAAACTCCTGATTCAAAAATTGATCTTCACGAAACTGATAACCCAATTTGATATTGACTGGAGTCCCTCTTCGCATGACTTCCCCCAGACTTTTATCTACTTCGTTGTTGACAGATGGGATAAACAATTGAGCGGAATCCGTAAGAGTTGTCCATGACTTTTCAATTTTCACTTCTTTGACAAGAGGCATTTCCGTTTCATTGCGTCCGACTGTAATGCTATGAATCATTACAAACATGGTAATTAAGAATTTCATTGTGATTTTAATTGTTTAATAATTTTAGAATAAATGTTTTCGGTAGATGATCCCTGGTCCGAAAGTGCCCGAATAGTGTAGGCTTGACGATCCGGCTTACCACTCTGACCAGGGAAGTTATAATCTTCAATTACGATGTACTCAATATTGAGCAGTGACGTGATTGTAGATTCTATTTTTATAGCCTGCTGTTTTTCGCAGATTGCTTTGAGTTTTGTAAAGGCATTTTCAGGAAAGTTTTTACCTATCAAAGAATAAGAGCTAGTATTAGAAATATCTCCAAGATTAGATTCCCTACTAAGTGCCTGTCCTGTATTAGGGTTTTCCATCAAAATACCATTGATGCTGATTTCATAATCTCCTTCGGCGTAAAGCTCCTTTATAGTCCCCCTTGCTTTGGAACGGTTGACATTGGTTTTGATGATCTTCTTTCTTGAGCGGATCGTTAATACAGGCTCCAGAGGCATTTGAACTTCGTCCAGTTTGAGTGGCATAAAGAGTGGAGTGCCGAATATTTCATCTACTCGATCCTCTCCACTTTTAACCCTACTCACTAGCTCTTTGGCAGATTTCGCTGCAAAAGTGGTATATAACCCACCGGTCAAGTCATTGATATTGAAATTAGCCATTTGATAGATTCGCTACAGAGGTAAATACCCTCAGGTTCATTTCTTTAAACTTCTCGAAGTAATCTTCAATAGACTCTTCAAGCTGTTGTACATTGATCGTTTCCGCCATACTTATATCACCGTAAGTAATATTGATGGTAGTTTGCCGAGCTCCACCTTTTGAAATTTCATTGATACCATTTGCAGTATCATCGGTAGGAGCAGGAAGGTCTGAAGTCGGTAATCCTGGTACTGAGGGAGCCGAAGTGCCTACACCTGCTGTTACTGTATCAAGATTACTTTTAGAGAGTTCGTTATTGTATCCTTTTTTGAAAGAATCAACTACTTTGCCACCATATTGGTAAGCAAACCCCGCAGGTGTGGTAGCCAACAATCCTTTACCTAAAGAAGAAGCTCCAGCTTTGATTTGTGCTACATTTCGATTTAGTACCCCAGAGATCATATCACCAAGACCACCTAAAATATTTGAAGCAATATCTGCGATAGACATAAATACTTCTTTAAAGGCTTCCCATAATCCCCAAACGCCACCTCGGAACCAATCAAACTTCTGATAAGCATAAGTTAGTGCTGCTACAAGAACACCAATCCCTACTACGACTAGACCAATAGGATTTGCTGACATAATAGTATTCAAGAGCAATTGCCCTTTTGCCATTGCTATAGTAGCTATTCTTGCAATCCCCAAAGCCAAGGCATAACCTTTCGTAGCTATGGTTAGAATTCCCCATGCTGCACCTGCTGCCAAAACACCTGCTCCCAAGGATTTTACAATTGGAAGATATGATTCTGTATTTTCTCTCAACCAAATAATACTATCACCAATACCATTTAGAGCAATTGCAACATAAGGAAGGATTACTTCTCCTAATTCCGCTAAAACAACATTGAATCTGTTTTGAACAATGTTTGAAAGCGTATTGAAATCACCATGAGCATTTTTCAGTGCTTGACTAATATTGAATTTAGAACTATCGAAAGCATCCAATGTGGTCAATACATCATCTCCAGAAGTTTTCAATTGGTTCATCAGATTTTGCAGACCTTCAGGTCCACCAATAGCATTTCTCAAAGTCAAGAAATCTTGATCACTCATTCCTTGCAATTTTGGAACAAGCTCACGGATAACAATATCCATATCTTTCATGTGCCCTTGAGCATCAAATATGTCTACCCCGATTTTTTTCAACCCCTTCACTGTATTATCAGCCGTCAAACCTTGGAAAGCCGCTTTGGTTGCTGTTGCTGCCGTGGTACTGTCTTTTGAAATTGCAGTCATTGCTGCAAAAACTTTATTCGCAGTATTTACATTCTGTCCCGCAGCAGCAGCTGCTCCTGCATATTCCGTCTGTACTTTCGCTAACTCATCAAATGTGGTGATACCTACCTGCACGGTCTTCGCAGAAGATGCCAGGTAGCCATCCAAGTCATCCGTACTCAACCCAAAAGCCTTCATTGCTTTGGTAGTACTGTTGATTGACTCGTTGAAATCTGCTTTTGTCGCAATGGAGAAACGCCCGACTTTACTAACAATCTTCTCGACTTCATCCCCGTATTTTCCCGTAGCACTCTGAACGTCATAAAATGCCTTTGCCGTTGCTTTTGGATCTAAACCTTGCTCAAAAGATAAGTTTTTGACACTCTGATCTAAACCCTCAATCTGAGCTTGTGTTTTATCAAGGTTCAGATTTTTAAGTTCCAAAAACTGATTCTGATAATCACCTGCCGCCTTAGTTGCTAACCCGATAGCTCCGGTAATTGCGGTTGCTCCCGCTACCACTGCGGTCTTACTGATTTTGAACTTAGCATTAAAAGAAGAAACATTTCTATTCAATACACCAAAACGAGTGTTCATCACACCTGCCGCCTTACTGGCTCTGTCCATCACTGGGCTTGCCTTGTCAGTGACTTTTAATATGTATTGATAAACGTCATTCATGATTTGTTATGCTTCGCTTCTTCTTCTCTTGCCCACTCCAAACTTTTATAATAATATGCCCATTCCTCAACAGGCAATTCCCAAGGCTTTAAAATTTTTAAATGATAGATAAGCATTGCGTCCGCTTTCCTTTCAAAACTACTCCTTGAAGTAATTTTAGCAGACTCTAAAGCTTTTTTATTTTAGCTTCATTTTCTTCTTTCAGTTCATCTACTACTGAAAGCATAGCCATGTGCAGACGGTCATCATTAAGCACCTCTGTATACTTCTTCTCCGTATCTTTCCAGATGCGTTTTAAAATGGAGATATTCGTCTCAAAAGGCACTCTCTTCCCGTTCTTCTCTGAAGAGAATTCAACATCACCACGGTTTACTTTTCGCACTTTCGCCTTGAAATTTTTCTGAGGAACATGAATAATTTCGTGTCCATTTCCTTGAATAATCTCCGCCGTTGGTAAGACTGTTAAGCTGATGATCTGCTTTGAAATACCCATTACATGAGCATCCCCCGTAAGGTCATCCCCTTCAATAAGGCAGTTATTCAAGACCACTTCCACGGCATCATATTCACTCTGCTGTAAAGCAGTAATCACCTGCTTCATAACATTCAGGCTTTGCGTAGGTGTCCAGATGACCGCCTGTTTGCCGTCATCTGTTTCAATCAGTTGGATTTCTCCATGTGCTTCTTTCCAAGCCTTGATTTTTTCTTCAGTCAATTTCATTGTTATGCTGCACGTTTAATTCCCAAACAAAGACCAGGAAGCGAAACTTCCATAAACTTATCACCTTGGTTAAAGTCCTCTTCGTTTACATTGATTTTTACAGAGCGGATATAGCGGAATGCCTGCTTGCTTGTTGCTGTTTTTGAGTAAGCTACTGAAACATCGAAACGAACGTCAAGAAGAGAATTTACCCCTAGTGATTTTTCAATTTCAATTTTCTCACCCAAGGTCATTTTAATTTCCACTTCATAGCTTCTGTTCCCTGAGCCGATACCGATCGGCTCACCACCTCTGCCATAGATCAGTTCATCGTCATCCTCTTCCTTGAATCGAATACCACGGATGCCTAAAATATTACGACCTCCAAAGACCACCTGTACATCTTTCCATGCAAACTCATCTGTATCAAATTCCCCCATGATTTTAAGTGTTTAAAGGATTGTCAAAACCTAAATTTGCCTCAAGGTATTTAGGATAACCTTTTGGTCGGATTGCCAGACGATCCAAAGTGATGGAGTCAGTTGCAAGCAAGTTTTGATTAGGATTAATTTCTACAATTACTCCAGAAGCATACCCCGTTTTGATCAGGGCATCACCCAATGCTTCACTGACAGCACCTTCAATGGACTTCATTTCTGCGGGTGCAGGAAATCCACTTTCATCAATATCAATATCATCATCGATCTCTTCAATCATGGTATTGTAGGCAATACGCAAAGCATAATCGATAATTCTACCTCTTTGAAGTTCGGAGTAATCATCACTTGCAGCGGTTGCAGCTAAAAACCCTGAGAAGTAATAACCGTCACGGTTCTGGAATCTTCTCAATGCGATATACCTTTTATTGTAAATCACGTCCTGCTCAGTTTGAGCACCTTCCTCTGACTTGTTGACCTTTACCTTTGTACCGTCTGTAAAGTAACCTTGCTCAATGGGCAGTTGGCCACGTTTCACTTTTGAGATAGCTTCCTGCAAACTTCCTTGCGCCGCCCAACCTAGAGTAAACCCTACTGAAGGATACCCTGAAGCCTCATCACTTGCCAGTACTACACCTGCTCCATTGTATGCGTCCTGACTAAAATCGTAAAGATCTGTTACAGAGCCATCGAAGCCTCTACCCCCAATCAACACACGCAGGGGTGTCTTATAGGCTTGAGTAGCCACCGTCAATTCGTGTGCATTTTTCACTGCACTGATTACATCGGGGTCTATTCCTTCTGTAATTGTTGGAGAGTAGGCACCATCAGGAACTCTATTGATGCCCATTAGTGAAATTACTCCATCTGCTTCGGTGATTGCCTTTTGGACAATATCATTATCCTTGTTCAAAGCATCCGACATAGTGGTAGCGTCAGCAATCAACATGATCCAAAGTGGTGTTCCTTCGTCTGCTACACTGTAAAAACCTGCAACATCATAGTACACTTTCAGACTGTTGTCAGTATCGTACTGAGCATCTAGTCCCAATGCTTCCGCCTCTGCCAGTCTTGTTACTCTTTTTGGTTCATTTAAACCAATTTTTGAAGCAACAGCAACTCCAGTAAGCACCAGTAGGTATTCTCCAGTGTCTGTTTCACTTCTTCCCAACTGACCGTTGAGAAGATTAATTTTAGCGTTAGGTAAACCTTGTGACATTGTTTTTATGATTTAGAGTCCAAAGTTTCATTTTCATTTTTTACGTTTCCTTCCGGGAATAATGTCTCCCTTTTAAAGGTTTCGTAAGGGCACTGAGTACGTTGTGCATATTCGTCTTTATGAGCTTTGGCATGTCCTCCAAAGCTCATTCCATCTTCAAACACATAAAGCACTTTCGCCTTGGCATGATCCTCAAAATATTTTGAAGCTGTCTCCTTTAATCTATCTTGTCTCTTCATCCTCTTTCTTTGTTGATTCAAGTCTTAACATTGCTTCGTTATAGATTTTTAGGATCAGCCAAATAATTGAAAGTATTGTCATGGATTTAGAAGCCGTAATCCAAAAAATATTAGAATCGGAAAGCATTTCTCTCCAATACGACTCACTGATCCATGTACTAATACTTGCAGGAATAGACATTAAAAATGAACCCATTCCCAGCTTATCCATAAGGCTGTTCATACTTCCGTTTTTTTAAGGGTGAACGGAAGTAATCAATGTTCCAACTCCCTTTCCTCTAATCGGCTTTGCTAGGAAGCGTTTTTGGAAGTTGAATACATCTCCTTGCTGATCAGGATCTTTCTCTTTCAAGAACATTTCATAATCTCCATCCGCTTTCATCACCTCTGTTTTCAAGAAAGCAATAGATGCTCTATGAAGGTTTGCAGCGTCAGGAGCAGTACTAACTGCTTGCTTAGAATCGTCCGTGATATCGAAAGTTGGAACAGCACTAGACACATACAGATTAAAGTCAAATAACTTACGGTCTGACATTACCTGCTTGTACAAAGCCATATCTTCCGCTTTCAAATCTGCTGCATGTTGAGGAGAAAGTACTAGTACCATATCCATAGGGTCTGCATCAAACTCATGGAATTTCGTTTGCAAATCAATAATGTCTTGGAATCTACATCTTTTGATCGCTCCATTTGCATTTCCCTTGGTTTTCAGAACCGGAGTAAACTCACCATCTGTATCAGGAGCATAGTTATATGCTGCCAATTGAACTGCTTTTTTGTATAGTGCATTACGGTGTCCTCTAACCGCCGAATCCATTTTTTTGTAATTCGTTTCCATCTCTTCGATGTTTCTTACAATAGTGGATTTCGTTGTTAGCGTTGCTAGCGGTAATGTATGAGGAATATCCGTTCGTGTACTCGCAGGAATAGGAAAGGTCGTGTTGTCAATCAACACATCAGGGTCAGCACCTGCTTCAGCTAGGTTCAAAGTATTGTATTCCACAAACTCTGACATGTCTACCACCTCGCTTAAAAATGATCCATCAGGGTAAAAACCTTCCTTGATGATATCGAGCCATATTTGTTTCCAGACTGCCATGATTATTTATTGTTTTTAAGTTGTTCAAATGCTTGAGGGTTTTCAAGTTTTAGCTTCGCAAGTCCCTGAGGGTCTTTTTGAGCCCATTGCAGGTAAGTCCAAGTAGCTCTTTCTCCACCTGTCGTTTGTGTACCTCCTTGCGTAATTTGAGCAGATAAGCTTTGCTTTTTTTCCAGAGAATTCAGTGTACTTTCAGCTAAAGCAATATTGTCTTTTGCAAGACTCAACCATTGTTCCTTAGCTTCTGCATTGATTTTACCCTCTTTAATGGCAAGTTCCACAAGAGCAACCGCACGAGCATCTTTTTCCGCATCGACGGTTAGTTTTAAAGCAGCATACGCTGTAAGCTCTTTTTCAACTGCTGTTACAAAATCAGTTTCATCAACTTCAGCACTTAACCCCAAAGCATTTTGAAGGGCAACAGATAACTTTATTTTCATTTTTTTGTTTTTTGGTTCTACTTTCTTGAAATCCAATTGCAAACACACTTCATCGAAAGAAATTTCATTTCCTTCGGTATTCATCAGCTTCAACGCATTGGCATTACTCGGAATACTCACTACACTGATTTCCATGAGATCACTTTTTGTAGCCATAAACTCACCGGCAGGATCTAAGTCTACTTCAATGACCTGAAGCATCGGGCTTGCTCCTTTTAAAAATCCCCGTTCGACCTTTCCCGACAATGCTTTCGCCTTCAAATCGTCCTCATCAAAGACGGCATCTGCTAATAGCTGGGTTCCTTCTATGCGTAAGTTTTCCCACTTACCATATACATCATCTCTACCATGATTGTAGAGCAAAACAGGGTTGGTTTTAAATCGTGTCTGATCTATTCCGGCATTCATCAATCGGAAGCCGTGGCTGTTTACTTTGCTTTCATCATTTATTACGAATGTGTGTTTCTTCTTGCTCATCAGATAACTGCGTTTTTGTGATTACAAACATAGATGTAAGTCAACACCTCCAAAAACAGAATCGGTATAATACCGATTCTATTTTTTTGAACAGCCGAAAAAAGCCTCATTGCAAACAAAAAGAAATGGGAATCAGAGCTAAAAATGCAGAGAAGAATGAATACGCTTATTTGCTATTCATGCAGAACAAGAAAGAAAAAGAAATCTGCCAGAGTGTAGGCATTACACAACCCACTTTGAGAAAATGGAAGGCGGAAGGCAACTGGGAAGAAAAACGGGCATCTCAAGCCATGAGCATTGATACGATTCTTTCTAAATCCCTATTGAAAATAAATGAAATGCTGGATAAACCCGGATTTAAAGCCGATGAGTTTTCAAAAGCAATTTCACAATTGAAACACCTTAAAAGTGGTGAGAATATCAAAGTGGATGATGTGATTAGAATATTCTTAAAGTTCAGTGACTTTCTACAGACTGAAGCCTTGAAAGATGATACTGTTGATGAAACAGTTATGAAAATCATTACCCAATACCAAGACAGGTATATCCATCATTTAATCAATAAGGAAAATGACTTCTAAAGAACTACAAAAAAGGTGGAAAGCAAGGGTTGATGAGGTGCAAAATAGATTTTTCTCACTTGACCCTGAAAAAGATGGTAGTGTTCGTATCAATAAGGCAAGAAAGGATTATGCCTATTTTGTAGAAACTTACTTTCCTGACCTCGCTAATAAAAAATGTGGTAAGTTTCAATTGGATGCGGCTAAATATCTCCTGAAAAACAAGAGAGCAAGAGCCGTTTTTGAATGGGCTAGAGGTCATGCAAAGTCTACACATATTTCTTTGCTGATACCTCTATGGTTGATGATTCAAGAAAATCGCCAATTCAATATGATGGTGCTCGTGTCGAAAAGTGAAGATGCTGCCGTCCGTTTGCTTTCGGATCTTCAGGCGGAATTACAGTACAACGAACTATTCAAACACGACTTCGGTCATTTGCCACAATTAGGCTCTTGGGAGGAAGGAGAATTCCGTACGGTTACAGGTTTTACATTCGTGGCATTAGGTCGTGGACAATCGCCCCGTGGTTTGAAAGACCGAAGTAACCGCCCCGATTACCTTGTCATTGATGATATAGATGATGATGAAATGTGCCGTAATGAAGACCGAATAAATAAAGCACTGGATTGGGTGCTTACTGCTCTGATGGGCACTATGGCAATGGGACGTGGTCGAGTAGCATTTGTGGGAAATAGAATTCACAAAAAGTCTATTCTTGCCAAGTTTGTCAAAAGGCCCAATATCTACCATACTATTATCAATGCATTAGACAAAAATGGCAATCCATCATGGAAAGAAAACTATACCCCTGAAGAAATTGCAGAGATCAGAGCTACGATAGGTGAAAGAGCGTTCCAAAAGGAGTATATGAACAATCCTCTGGAGGAGGGGACAATCTTCCAAGAGAAATATTTCCGATTCGGTAAAATGCTCCCTTTGAAAAAATATGTAGCTCTTGTTTGCTATACCGACCCCAGTTTTAAGTCCTCCACCAAGAATGATTATAAAGCCACCATGCTTTTAGGGAAGACAAAAGAAGGTTACTACCATCTTTTAAAAGCGTATGCAGATCAAACAACAATTACCAATATGGTGGAGTGGCATTATGACATTGACGATTACAGCAAAGGAAGCCGACCCATTATGTATTATATGGAAGCCAACTTTTTGCAGGACTTACTTTTAGATGAGTTCAAAACCTATGGCGAAGATGTTGGCCATCAAATACCCATACGAGGAGACAAAAGGAAGAAGCCCGATAAGTTTGCAAGAGTTGAAGCACTGCAACCCCTCTTTGAGCGTGGGTTTATCATTTTTAATGAAAAAGAAAAGGAATCTCAAGGAATGAGAATTCTTATTGAACAATTATTGGCTTTTCAAAAGGGATCTAAAATACATGATGATGCCCCCGATGCTCTGGAGGGTGGAATATTTCTTTTACAAAAAAGAACAGCAACTAAAAGTAATACCTACAGGGTAGGCAGAACCTCACAACGTAAATACTAAGATTATGTTTATCACTTACGAAGAAATGAGTACGGTAATCTATGAATATAGTTTGACAGAAATTACCACTCAAACCGATGTTGAATTTCAGATTGCAGCAGCAATACAAGAAATGAGTTCCTATCTCCATTCCAATTATGACACGGAAGCTATTTTCAATGCTACTGGAGAAGAAAGAAACAAATTGCTTGTGGAATTCGGGAAGAGCATAGCAATATATTATGTGATCCGTGTTTGTAATTCGGATTACCTTTTCGATAAAGCACAACTTTATTATGACAACGCAATCGCTTGGCTCACAAAAGTAGCAGGCAACAATAATGTAGCTCCAAACCTTCCATTGAAAAAGGATGACGACGGAGAGGTTAAAATCAAAAGCAGATACGCATCAAACACCAAATTCAATCATAGTTTTTAGATATGGCAACAAGAAACAACAATAGAAACCGAAGAGGAGGAAAAGGAAAACAGCAAAAGGGTTTTCATAGAAAAATCAAACCGAAAGCCATAAGCAGAGTAAGAAATGATATTTCTAACTGGAAAATGGCACTGCAGAAGGCCGATAATGTAGACGATCCGAAAAGGCAACTGCTTATAGAAATCTATGAAGATATAATGCTAGACGGCACGCTGTCTTCTCAGGTACAGCAACGATTCGAGAGAACCATTGGAGCCTCATTCCAGTTAGTCAATAAAAGTGGGAAAGTAGATGAAAATGCTACACAACTTTTTCAAGAACACCCTTTTTATTTGGATTTGGTGGAAGCCATTTTGAATGCACCATTATACGGTTACTCTTTAGTGGAGTTTGAATACATTGATGATGCACTATGCATGAAAGACATTGACAGAAGGCATATTTCACCCACCTATGGCAGGTTTTATCCTGACCTGATGAGCAATACTTTTATTCCTTATCGAGAAACGAAAGAATTTGGCAAATGGCTGATTGAATTTAATGAGTCTGAAGGTCGTAATTATGGAGTATTAAATAAGTGTGTTCCCCATGTTTTATTCAAGAAATTTGCTCAAGCATGTTGGTCAGAGCTATGTGAAATTTACGGCATCCCACCAAGGGTACTGAAAACTAATACTCAAGATCCTGAGCAACTCGATAGAGCCGAAGCTATGATGCGTGATATGGGTAGTGCTGCTTATTTTATTATTGATGAAGAAGAGGAATTTAGCTTTGCTAATGGGGCAACTACATCAGGAGATGTTTACAAGAACCTTATTCAACTTTGTAATAATGAAATCTCTATGGTGATCAGTACGGCAATTGTAGGGCAAGACACCCAATATGGCAACCGCTCCAAAGAAGAGAGTTCAAATAAACTGATTGAATACATTGTCAAAGCCGACAAAAGAAGGGTAGTACAGGAAATGAACAAGAAAGTGCTTCCTGCTCTGGAGGCCATCGGGTTTATTCCTGGGGGATTGACCTTTCAATTTGAGAAAGAAGAAAACTTGAAGTCACTTTGGGAAATGACGGTTCAAGCAATGTCGCACATGGATGTTGACCCCAATTGGATCAAAGAGAAGTTTGGCATTCAAGTGACAGGCACCAAAAAGCAAACCGCCCTTAGTGGATTAGACCCTTTTTTCGATTAAGCCCCAAAAACCTAGGGGCATACAAAGAAAAAATGAAACTGTATTATGGTACAATAAATAATGGTTGTCCGATACATGGTGCTGTAGAGCTTGCCGACAAGAATGCTCCAAAACTTGGAATGGGTAATGATCCCATAGAGAGAATTTGGCGTGAGGTACAGGGGGGAAGAATGACCATTCACCCTGAGCTATTCCATTATACCAACAACTATCTCCAAGCAGGTATTGATCAAATATTTTCGGATATCGTCTATGATGATCAAGGCTTTGAAATGGTACAGAAATTTAGGAGAAACATTGCCCGTTTCTCTGCCTATAAGGCTAGGGAGCTTACTGTTGTTTTGGAACTGTCTGCGATGGAAGACGCACCAGCGATGGACAAACTGTATAACACCAATTGGCTAAGAACGGAGGGAAACCATGTAAAGCGTTCTTGTCAGTCAGCGGAAGAATGGTTGGAGATTGAGGCGGACAAAGATCTATATCCGTATCTGAAATATGAACCGAGTGTATCAGCAGAGCCAAGAACTGAACACAAAAAACTTTACGGTATCATAAAACACGTTGATGATCCTTTTTGGGATGTTTGGCTTCCTCCTTCTGCTTGGAACTGTAACTGCTGGGTAAGTCAACAGACCACTGATAAAGGTTCAAAAGAAATGCCTAAGAAAATCAAGTTGCCACCAAAGTCTATCCGTAATAACCCTGCGAAAACGGGGAAAATAATTACGGATCATCACCCTATGATTGCTATCAGTAACGAGGCGATTAAAAAGGGTGTAGAGAAAACGTTGCAGACCTTTATTCCTGATATCCCATTTGCTGAAGGAGTGCAATACATAGGAAAAAAAGGAACGATCAAAACACATTACTATGCAGACCCATCAGATATTGATGAAAATATGGTAGATGCCATAAGAATAGCAGATCAGTATGATGTGGAAATTTTGATTAATCCTCATACCAATGCTGATGGAATCAAAAACCCTGAATTTGTGATTGATGGTATAGTAGGAGATCGTTTTGAGCGAAAAGGGAATGCGACAGTTAGAAATACAATTCTTAATAATATCCGTAAAAAGCTGAATTCAAAGAAAGGTCAATTATCTAAAAATACCCATGATAAAGTTTCTTTAGTAATTAATCTCAAAGAGGAAATCCAAAAAGATAAAGAAGCCATTGCTTCAGCTTTATACGGGCAAATCAAGAATTATCCTCATTTGAAGCTTGTCTATATTCTTGGAAAGAATGAAATGGTAATGGTGGAAACAAAAAAAATCAAATCGTATGATGATTTGATTCAACTGTTTTAAAAGAAAAGTGCGGGATTTTCCCTTCCCGCAAGGGTGGGACGATGAGTTTCCCCAAGGTCTATTACAAATATACGAAAACTCCATAATAATGTTCTATGGCAAAACATATTTTTAAACTTGAACTTGATTTAAAACAGCATTCAAAAGCAATTGAAACCTATTTAAAAAAGGATGCTCCCCGAAAAATGGGGATAGAAGCGAAGAAACATTATAGAAAAAGTTTTGATGATGGAGGTTTTACAGACAGTTATCTGGAGAAATGGAAACCTGCTAAAAGAACCAATAGCAATAGCGTTTGGTATGGATTTGAGTACAGAGCCAAGTCTACTCCTCCAGACAGTCACCCCAAACGGTGGAAAGCTAAAAAGGGGTATGAGGCGAGAAAACCAAATGCAATCACCAATTATTCTCCTGCTGCCACAAAACGTACTACATTGGTGGGTACTGCTTCAACTCTCAAAAATAGTATTAAGTACAGAAGCGGAAATGGTGAAGTGCGGATCTTTAGTACAGTTCATTATGCCAAACTGCATAATGAAGGAGGAACCATAAAAGTGTTTGGGAAAACTACCCGAAGACTTCCCCAAAGAAAGTTCATGGGTAAATCCAATAAGCTGAATGCAAGAATCAAGTTTATCATCAAAAAAGACATCAATCAACTTTTAAAGTAAAATGAAACAAATATTAAACAGTATTCAGGAACAATTAAGTAAAATATCTGAAGTCAATTATGCAGGTGAAGATTGGGGACAACTGGATGAAGAACGACCACCAGTAAAGTTTCCGTGTGCTTTGGTCGATATGGATCAATTCCAATACTCTGACATGGGCGAAAAGACACAAATGGGGGAAGGAATTATTCAGATTACCGTGGCTGATATAAAACTGCAAGGTAATAGACCTACAGCACAAATGAATAGAGTTTCTGACCACGACCGCTTTATGACAGTATTGGAAAAGGTTCATGAGAAGTTACACGGCTACGGCACTGCCGAATTTCAACCCCTCAAAAGAGTAAGTATGGCAAAAATAAAAAGAACGGATGGTATCCGCTCCTATGTGATCAGCTATGAAACGGCCTATACTGACCGTGTTGCTACCACCAAATACACCAAGAAGACGATCAGTGGAATTAATATTAATCTGTAAAAAAAAGAGGCACTTAATAAGCACCTCCTTAATTACTGACAAATGTCGTGTCCATCTTTAGTAACCTAATAAACCTGTCATAACTGATCGGAATGTAAGGAATCACCTTATGTTCCCACACCCATTTCTTATTGCGGTCTTGCCTGCGTGGCTCATACCACTCCTCAACAATTTCTTGTAGGATTTTAGCTTTTCTAAGTGTATTGATACGCATTGGAGTGGACATAAGTAAAAAGAGGTATAAATGTGTAATTATTTAACAAAGATAAAAAAATAAGCGCGTAATATGAAATATATAACCTTTAAGTGAATGTATATTTTTATACTTTTTTCACTAAGTTTACTTTCAAATAAAACTATATCGCATGTTATCAATAAAACCAACAAAAAACGGGCTTGGAGTAGAACTATGGGGAGAAGAAGAAGACCTTAAAAGGTTATACTTATTTATTCAAAACTTTTGGCATGACATTGAATCTCCTAATGAATTGGCTAAAGGAGAAGTTATTAGTTACTTTTCTTACGAAATAAGAAAAGGATTTGAAGGAAAACGATTAAACAGAGGAAATAGATACTTTGGTGTAAACATCTATTGGATACATTATATATGTTCTTTAACATGTTTGAAATCAAATGCTAGTTTAATTCCTACAAGCAAAGAAGATGTTGCGATGTTTCAAGCATTAGAGAAGTTGTTTATTGAAGCTATGAAAGAATATGACTCAGTAGGAGCTCAGGGTCTTGAACCTTATTTAAATGCACTTTATGGTAACAATAAATATATGTACCAGTTCATGAGACAGGCTACAACAGACCATGTTAAAACAGGTGGTGGCAAACCAGCTTTCAGGTCACTTCCAATTTTACTTCAAGGTGGAATTTATGCTACAGAACCTTACAAAGAATTTGTACGCAGTCTCAAAAAATCAGCTAGTGAATTTGGGGTACCTCCTGAGACTATTGAGTTTAATGATGATGAAATATATGAGAATTTAATATGGTAATTTGACCAACTAGAATGATGTACAGTGAGATAAAAAATGAAATCTTATTAGAGATTTACAAAACAGGAGAAACAGACCTTGCTTTCGATTTGAATAGAGATTTCGCTAAAAAACATGGAGTTTCTCCTGAGATAATTGAAGGTTTCTTTAAAGAATTTGAATCAAGAGGTTTTATTTCTGTTACGGGACTTTCTAAGTTTAATGTCCTGGTTTATTTAGAATCATCATTTTTCACTTTCCTAGAACAAGGTGCTTATGAAAGTGAGAATAGAATTTCTTCTCTTCAAAAACGACAACTTACTCTTGAAGTAGAAACATTGGAACTTCAACTTGAAAAACTTAAATCGGAGCTTGAGTCCGTCAAAAAAGTCGATCCAAAACTTTTTGAAAGAATTTGTACCATTTGCTCTCAGATAGCAACTACTACAGGAGTTGCTATCAAATTTACGTCTTGATATCACGTAATCAAATTTCTGAGCATACTCTACAATTGGATAGAGTATGCTTTTTTTATGTAAATGAATTGGTAATACTTCTTCTGCTATCACTTCATCATTAATAGATAAAACCATTTTTGATGTTTCGGCATTATCCGTTTCCAATTCTTTTCCTACAGTCCACATAAGCTTTATTTCTGTGGTAACTGATTGTTCTCTCAAGAATATCATATTCAATTATTTTTCCGATTAAAATCTGCAACAGCATCTTTCAGCTTCAAAGTCATTCGGTTATCCAAAACTACCAGCCAATAAGTGACTACTTTAAGTAAAATATAAGGTAGTTTTATTGTAATTACCACGAACCAAATACACCATACAAAGGTTCGGTGAATTCTGTTTTCAAAGTCTATTTCTGGCATTACTAATTATTCTTCTTCGTTAAAGTAAACAATGTAATAATTCATATTCTTGTCTCTGCTGTAACCTTTTTCAATATTCTGTTCATTCCCATGAACTATAAGGCTGATTTTTTTATCAAGTTTGATAATACTCTTGAATAATTTCTGAGATCTTTTGACAGCTTCTTTTGAAACTTTAAATTCCTCATAAAGGGGAACTTCCTTCTTTTCAGCAAAATCTTCTTTGAATTCTTGGAAGGCGTCAATTACTTCAGGTTCTTCGATCACATTGTTTTCAAAGTCCACTATATTGAACTCCTCCTTTTCTTTAAAATACTTCAATGAGCGGTTTAAAAGATCCACTTGGGCAGGTTTATCTACAGCATGGTCTTCATTGAAAACTTCCTCTACAAAATCGACACACATGTCTAGAATATTTTTTGTGTGAAAGAAATTATCTTCTCTAGGTTTCAACTGAAGGAAAGACTCTTTCCAATACAGTGCTTCAACCCCATGAAATGGAGTGTCTTTTAGCATAACTTTAAAACCTTTATCAATCTCTGAATTAAAAATCAGACACCCTTTGTCTAATTTTTTTGTACTCATCCCTTCACTCTGATCTAAATGAAAAGCACCAATTTCAGTTTTATCACCTACAGTAATAAATTTTTCTTTGTGTTCGGCTTTAAAAAGACCTATTGCATCAACTACATCACCATCAATTACACAATCTTTTAAGACCGCTACAAACAATTCTCCTCCTTTGATCCTTGGGTGTGTTGATGCTTCAAAAAGTAGCTCTGCTATTCTTTGTGAACGATTCAGTAATGTTTCGAATGGTGCTTCAAAAACGGTTGCTGTTATATCGAACATTTCATTATCCTTAAATGATTCTTCGTCTTCTGGAGCTCCAAAATGATACATTGGTCCAGGCTTAAAAGATTTCAAGAAATAATCCATTACAGACTTATATAATTCACTGTAATTTTCTAACTCGATTTCAAACTCAGCTAGGTCAATTGGCTCTTCTTGTGTTTTATTTCCAACTTTATGGATTACTAATTGTGAGATTTTCACGTTTGACAAGTCAAAAGATTTAATTTTTGTCATAATACTTCATTAAAAATTTAAAGTTCAACTTCTTTACAATACATTACCCCACCAAACACCAATACCCCTTTCTCTTGAAAACCTTCGATTAGAATATCAGCAAAACGGATCATTTCCGCTCTCATGGATAGGAAGTCTTCTGGAGCTGTAACATCTCTCCAGTTATCTACTAATTGATTAATTAGGCAGATTCTTAGTGTTTTTATGTTCATTTTTCTTGGTTTTAGAATCCACTTTTAGGATTCGTTCTACTTTATTGTCTTGAAGTCCGACAAAGATTTCTCCATCAACTTCATTGATACCTAACAGCTCTATTTCTTCAAAATCATCTGAGTCAAGAATAGTGTTTTCCCAACCGAATCCACTAACCCATAGATGAGAGAAAATAATCTTACGTTTGTTCATTTCTTTAAAATTTTATCCATTAAATACTTTGCTTTAAACGCCCTGTATTCCGCATCCTTATCATTTTTGGGAGGAGGAGTATTAGGCTTTTCCTGCATCTTTTTATAGAGTGCCTTCATCTCATCAGGGGATGCCCTGGAAAGGTCTCTATCCTTCTTACGTCTGCCGTGAGCATCTATCTGCTGATGACTCACAAAAGGCGTTCTCTCCTCCACGTCGTACTTGTCTATCCAATCACAAATAGTCTGATTATCTATCGCTCCGTATACCTTGCCGTAAGCTCCTTCTTGTACCCTGCGAAAACAGTACAATAGCTCATCCAATCGGAGGTAATAATATTTCTTAGCGATAAGCATTACCACCTGCATGATTTCAAAATCGGTTTCGGGCTTGTTCTTAATTCTGAATGTGGAAAAAAGCATCTGCAATGCGATATGAATTGCTTTCATTAATTCAGTCTTGTTTTCCTTTTTCAGTTTTGCAATAGAAACCCCTGTCAATGCTTTTCCGACGGTCAGATCTGTTTGGTACTCCAGCAATTCAAACTTATTTTCTTCTGAAAGAATCAAATGGATTGCTTTGTTATTACCCGTAGAGATTGTCAAGTCTTGCTTGATTGTCTGTGGAAGTTGGTGGTTGTTGCTTTTTGTACTCATCTCTAAACAGTTGTAATATTTCGCTTAAATGACTGACGATCTCTGAAGGTTGCAATCTTCGCCCTACAAAGGGTTTATGCTTTTTGATAAAGTCCCAGTGCTGGCAAATAAAACGCCATTGGTTTATTGCTTGCTCGCTGACTTGTTCCTCTGTACAGTTTTGGTCTTTTAGAAACTCCTTGGATAGATTTTTACAAAACTCTACTATCTTTTTCATTCCGGCTTTCTGTTTATAATCCATTGCCGGAGAGGTTCCCGTTTCCTTGCGGATCAATCCGTAATAGGAAGCATAGAAGGCGTTGAGAGTTTTATCAGGAGCAGACTTGGTTTCTGTCATTACTTCTATTCGGAAAAATGCTCTTGCTTCTTCCAAACTATCCTGATGCCAAGGGAAATGCTCAAACAATTCTACCACTTTCTCTTTTTCGGGGAACTGCTTTTGATACTTCATCGAATTTGTCAATTCTTTAAGTCCTCCCTTTTCGTTGTAGATCACGGTAAAACTGCCTGTATACCCCTTTTTCTTCAACCTTACTTTCATGTGGTACTAATGTTATTTTCGGCAAGAATATCATCCACATAATCATAAAACTTTACCTTGCCGATGTTTTTTTCCATTTGTTCAAACTGACTGACGAGTTTAGGAAGTTCGTTGAGTTTATATTTCGGAAGACGTTTATGGAGATAGCCGTATTGCATCATCCATGCGTTGAAATAACTCCAGTCAGTTTCTTTGAAGTTTTCTTTCAATTCCACCATTCCAATTTTACTCGCAATGGCAATGATCTTTGAACGCATTTTTGAAACTTCCTTTTTTTGCACCTCATACTCTGGCGGATTAATCTGGATTAAAAGGTCTTGAAGCATCAGCAGTACCTCATCTTGGGTCATTTCCTTGGTACTGTCCGTTCGACCTTCGGTATACTGTAACACAATGTCTTTTCTCTGCTCTTTGATCCCCAAAGTATTGAGGTAGGCAAAGAACATTTTTCTTTGTTTTGCTGTCATGGCAGTAAGGGTTTTTGAGTGGAAGGTGAGGCACTAGCCCCACCCGTAATTACAATGCTGAAAACTGAATTGAGATATGGATAAACTTTCCATCTTGATTGGCTTTATAGAAACGGATATAACGAGTAGTTTCCCCCTTTTTTACCGACTCCATAATCAGATCACACCCTTCAGAAAAAAGAGGAGCTTTGATTTCTTTCTTCATTGATAACAGATCCAAAATCTTGGTGCTGTTGTACTGCCCATCTTTGTTTTTTGAAAGTAAACGCTCCACAATCATTGTCACGTTTTTATGTGCTTTCTTTACCGTCGATGATAGCCATTCACGAATTTTCTCTATTCCTAACTCAAATGTTTCATCGTAGACGGGTTTGATCTGTGTTTTTACTTCTACTTTGTACTTCTCATCAGTGGTCTTTAAGAAATAGTTATTCAAGCTTTTATTGTTACCTTGGTAAAGGTCTAATAGTTCTTCCTGCAACATGTCTGCTTGCTCAAAAGCCCACGATTTAAAGCCTTTCAAACCTCCTGATTTGATGGTGCTAAGAGTAGAAGATACATAGTCAATAGTTCCATTGTCTCCATCAGATAAAACCAATGCCATTTGACATGATTTCCCCACAAACCCATCACGTCTATTTTCCCATGATTTCTTTGCCCGTGTTTTAGCAGCTGCTTCTTTCTTTTTGCGTTGCTCCAGTTCTTTTTCCAGTTGCTCAATTTGCTCTGAGGTCATTTCAGATACACTAATTCCTTTCATTGTTTTTTTTGATTTAGTTGTGATTGATTTCTTCTTCTTGATGATTGATTTTGGTCTTCAAGGCTCTCCAGGAATATCCTCTTTGATCGGGGTACCCGTCTTTAGTGCCTTTGTAAATTCTTTTGTGACTGAGCCCTATGTCTTCATATTCGACCACCCAACCTTTATACCCATAACGGAGTACGTAGCTGATACTTCTTTGATAATTATTACCCATAACTTCAAGTTTCATTCTTTGTCAATCCAATATTTACTTGCTCCTTCATCCCATATCGTGAAGGGTTCACCTCCTCCGTACCTCGATACTGGAAAAGCTCTGTAGCCTTCCACTCTTATTTTTACATCTGCATCATAGCGGGCAAAGTTGGCAGTACGGCCAGCAGGATTTTTACCCTCTGCATGTGAGATAAAAACAAACATCTTATTTGGGAAGGCTTCTTTCAGCTCTATATATTGTTGTCTGTCCATCCCTGTGTACTGTAAAGAATCGATGATGATCACCTTGGGGCTTTGCCTGCCTTTGAGTCTTTCCTTTAACTCCTCAATGGGTTCTCGGTCAAGTATCAAGAATCGGCGTTTAACATCGACCATTCTTGTTTCCTCTATACCTTTCTGGAAGGAGCGTCTTGCTCCCTCTTCCAGCGTATTGTAGGCGACCTTGCAAAAGCTTGCCATGTACTTGGCGAGTTGCAAGCAGAATCTTGTTTTTCCGTTGCCTGAATTGCCCCAAATAATCCATATGCCCGTTTGCTCTGGCATTCCGAATGCATCTTTCCATTGTCCTTGAAAGTTGAAAGTGGTAAATCTTTTTTTGCTGAGTTGGTCTACTGTTATAGCTCTGCTTCTTCTTTGTCTGCGTTGTTTTTTAAGTTCACTCATTTTATATCTTAGTTTATAGTGAAGATGGAGTGGCTCATGCAATATCATGTAGATAAGCTCTAACATTTTGCTTCACTCTGCGGAGATCCATCTCACTATCCTCTTGAATTTTTTTAATCTTTCCTCTGTCTTCAACACCGTTTATTTGACATATCATGTAGATATCATCATTAGAAACTCCTTTTAGCTCTACAAACTTCCTCTTGATTCTTGAGTAGATCTCTTTAAATCCTTTTTTATTGAGTTTCAATCCTCTTTTAATTCTCTTTTCAAGGTGATTGGTAGCACAAAGCACAAAACCAACTTTTTCCTCTAACTCATTATAAATCGTGATGAAGAAGTATAATATTGGATCACTTAGTTTGTCGGCTTCGTCAAGAATTACTAAAGGGTTTTCTTTTTTCTTAAGAACATCTACAATTGTATCTACCATTTCAGGTATTGATCCTGTATCTTCTTTTCCCATTGCTCGAAGTAGCTTAATAAGAAAGTACCTTTTGTTCCAATGCTCACCACATTTCAATAGGAAGACGTTTTTGTGGTTGTTACTATACTCTCTAAGTGCGTAACTCTTACCACTTCCTGCTTCACCTGTAATAGCAAGTGCTTCGTTTTCATCTTGGGCAAACTTTACTACATTTTGAATAAACTGAAAGTCTCTTGTTTTTACCCCATTCCATTGTTTAGAAGACCAACCCACACCATCTGCCACTTTAAGAAAAATCTCGTCTGAGGTTTTGCCGACCTTGCCACTTGCAAGGTCTCTGAGTTTTACATTACTTACACCAATGATGTTTGATGCTTTCTCCGGGCTTCCTACATGATCAATAAATGCCCTTAATTTTTGAATGATCTGATCTTTTTGTAAATTTGTCATCGTAAATTTGATTTAAATTCTTACTCACAAAGGATTTATAGAACACCGAATAACTTGTTTGAAGAATTGCCGTCTTCATCATTGTTATCGGTGTTTTTTTGTGTATCAATAAGGGTATCCATATTTGATTCACTTTTGTACACTTCACCAATGCTTGTTTCTTTTACTTTTTTAGCTTTGCCTTTCTTGACTTTTTTCTTTTTACTTGTTACCCCTTTAATAGAAGGAGCATTTAAACCATAGTCTTCTGCACGCATCCCAAACTCTGCAAGAATTTCATCTGCTTTCTTTACTCTTTCAATTCTAAGGTCCTTGATCTTTTTATCTACCTCAGAATAATAAGAAGCTTCCCATTCCTCCTGCTCTTGGATGGCTCTGTGCGTGATTGGTTTCAACTCTGCATTTGCTTTGAACTCTAATCCTAATGCATCTTTTGTATAGAGTTTAACATATTCAGTATTTTCAGGGTCATACTTAATCCAGAACTGTCTGCCTATGTTATCGTTTAGCCATTTAACATCTGGAGTACTACCATTCATTACTACATAGCGTTTCTTTACACCATCTTCTGTAAAGACTAACCCCACTTTAGTGCATGTAATAGGTTTTGGTCTTTCGATCCAATACAAATCAACCATATCCCAAATAGTAAGCTCAACAGCTTCTTCGTTTACACTATCACGGTACATTTGAGAGCGTGGAATCTTTGTGACATGATGTGGTGCATTGTTCCACTCGTCACGACGTTTCTTGTAGGCTTCTTTTACTTCTGCTTCAGTAGGAAGATTTGCTTTGTTTGCAAGAATAAACTCTTCATTCTTTTTACTCTCTTCTGAAGTAGCAGTAATGTTTTGGCCAGTGAAGAACCAATCTTGCTTCAGGTATCTTTGTTGGAATCTACCAAAAGTGCTTTCAATGGTCTTAGAGTTACCATTATAAGGCTGTGTTTTGATACTCAACCTTGCAATCTTATTTAGAAGATTACCTGCTTCAAGTTTACCATGACCACCTTGACCATCAAACTTCAACTCATAAGGTCTATGCCCTGAAACTTGAGAAGCCATTTTGAAAGCACTAAACTGCATTTCGTAGTTTTCCGTTTTTGCAAATGAATAACCAAGGAGTACTTCGCTGTATGCATCCATTACCTCATAGACAAACATGGTTTTCATGTTTCCATTTTCATCTAAGTAGTAATAGTTCAGCTTTGTACCATCAGCATACCAAAGGGCATCTCTTACTGAAGGCAATTCAGTTGAATGCAGGTAATCGAATTTTCCTTTTGCTGCTAAAGATCCTCTACGGTGACTAATCCACATACTTTCAACTTCGGGTTGGTACAAATACGAGCGGATGGCTCTTTCATCTTTCAGTGTCTTCCAACCTTCTTCCTCTGCTTTCTTGTTGTAAAGCTCCCAAAGGTGGGGAACACTTGTTACTTTCTTGACCTGATTCGCCCACATGGCAAACAGCCACATTCTTGCATCTTCTGTGAGTATGCTACTACTGTTATTACAGAAGTTTCGATGAATCAGTACCTCATAACCTCCTTTTTTATACTTGTCTAACCGCTCACGAAGTCGACGGGTGTTCTTGGGTAGGTTATGTGCCCAGGTATGTCGTGGGAGTTCTGCCACTAGGTCAGCGATCTTCTCCCAAAGTTTACCTTTTCTTCCTCCCAGTGCTTGACGTTTTGCCATCATGAAGTTGCTGTATTCTTGAATAGCATTGAGCACTGAGGCATTTGCGGTGTATTCTATGCGTCTGGCTTCGGGTAAAGCTTTTCGTTTTCCGTTTTCACTATCGAAAGTGTAATCATCAAAAAACTTTTTGGCTTTAGTATCAATTACAAGGAAATTAAAGAAGCTATTCCGGCGGTAAATCTTGTGAGGGTCTCCAAACTTCTCTTCGATCTTATCTCGGAAACGTTGAGGGATACTTTCGTATGAAACTAGGGCAGTGCGTCCATTACCTCCTCTTCTAAGTATCTCTATTTTTCCTCTTCTACTAAGATTATCGTAATTTACTTTAGTTATAACCTCAGCTTCTTCATAAAGCCATTTACTTTCAACACATAGTTTATTATTGATGAAGTCGAAAGACATTTCAATTAAACTTTACGTTCTTCTACTCCTGTATCGACAATAATTTGTTTAGCTTCATTCTCAAGCATCTCTTTTAAACGAGCTCTAATTCTTTGATGTAGAGGTGTATTATATGCGTACCTCACTGCATACCTTACTGTTGATTTACTCGTACTCATTTCTTCTGCTACTTGCTGTATATAACTTGTAGGTATATTGATTTTTCCTGCCATAATTATTGAGGTTGTTTAAATTATACATATATTCGTTTGTTCTGTTGAACAAATAACTTTGTTTTACATTACAAATATATAGAAAATATTACGAACTAAACAACATGATTACAGAAAATAATACGAGCATTTCACTGAGAATCAAGCAATTCATTGATAATCAAGATATTACAATCAATCGATTTTCTAAAGAAGTAGGTGCTTCTAATAGTTATTTTAATAAGCTTTTTAAGAATAATGGATCAATAGGATCTGATAAGATTGAGAATATACTACGAGCTTTCCCTGAAATCAACCCAACTTGGTTACTTACAGGGTGCGGGAATATGTTACTTGCCTCAACTTTTCAGCCACAAGGATCATTTAAAATGGAAACTGAAGTTAGACCTATTTCTACAGGAACTCCATTAATACCCACACATGCTTTTGCTGGAATGGCAGGTGGAGACGTATCAATTATGGAGAAAGACATAAATGAATATTATAATGTTCCTGATTTTACAGGAGTAGATTTTATGATAAGAGTTAAAGGAAGTAGTATGTACCCTAAATATAATAGTGGAGATATTGTCGCTTGTAAAAAATTAAATAATACCAATATTATTCAATGGGGAAAAACTTATGTAATGTATATTAGAGATCAAGGAACATTAGTAAAAAGGCTCTTTCCTTCAGAAGAGTCTAAAATGTCAGTAAAAATTGTAAGTGACAACGATAAATACCCTCCTTTTGATGTATCTAAAGATGAAATTTTAAGTTTAGCTCTAGTTACTGGAGTTATTAGAATGGAATAATTTTTTTTGTTAGAATTATAGATCAGAAAAGTCGTTAAATTGTCAAATTGTACACCTTTTCCACGCACCTAAAAACATCAAAATGCCCCAAAAACCGCCTTTACAATACCGTAATAGCGGTTTTTTGTGTTTCTTAAAGTGCATTAACCCCCTTTGAGTTTTCACTTTTTTGCAGTTTTAGAGCTTATTTTTGTCATTACACCCTATCTAAAACACCCTTTGATACAACATTATGACTGTCCAACTGACTGTCCAACTGACAACCCAACTCAAAAAAACACACCTTTCAACACCTCCTAACGGTCTATAAAATACGCTCTTTAATTCGGGTTCAATTAGTATTAAAGGGAAACTAAAAACGCCCAAAACAGCCCCATACAGGCTTATTTTGAGCGTTTGAGAAAGTTTCCACCCCATTACTTTCCTTTATCCAGAAGAAGAGAAAGTAAAAAGAAAGTAAAAGAAAGTTTCTGCACAATATGTTTTGTTTTAGTAGGTTACTCTTATAAAGCAGAAAAACCGCCTTTATGCTGTCGTAAAGGCGGTTTTTGGGGTTGTTTTGGTGGGATTTTCGCCCCCTAGTATGTGTACATTATGTATTGCCCCCTATAAATTAGTATGAAGCGACTATTGTTTATCATCATTTTTTTATGCATCAATAATTTTCTACTTGCTCAAAATGAAAAATTTACTTTTGGTATCGGTACAGGTTTAGAAGTATATACTGGAAAAATTGATGATATCAGTATTGGCGGAGTAGGAATCAGTTTAAATATCAATTTTTACTATAATCACACTTCACATTGGTCATTCGGTTTTGAACGAAATGGAAGCATGAGTATGCAATTTTTAGCTCGAAAACATGAAGATGATTATTTGGTTTATTTACCTTTCGATGCAATCGTACTATCAAATGTTGTTGATTACACTCTTAAAGCAAAATATTATATAGGAAAGAGTAAAGTGCGTCCTCATATAGGCTTGGGCATAGGATATTATAGGACAAAGAGTGCTTTGCGTTCTGATGATGACATGGGGCCAAGTATAGAAGTTCCACTAAAAAGATATGAAGCCATAGGTTTTTCACCAGAATTAGGGGTTAATTTTGGCTTATTTCAGTTGGCTTTTATTTCAGATATTATTCCGGGTACAGTAATTGATCACAATGATGAATCCTATCTTTTTAATTTATCAGTGAGAGCAATCTTTAATATAGATGTTCAGAATAAGGATGGGTCGAAAAAGAGATAACAGAAATTTATATGGGAAGAAATGAAAGTAGTGCTACTTAGTATTTTATTATCAATACAATTATTTTTTGTAAGCCAACAAGAGGTACCAAGAAATGAAAAACAGAAGCAATTTTTAATTATAAATGCTCAATATTTTAAAGAAAATAATGATACTTTAAAAATATATCATCAGAGTAATCTGTCATCTCCTGCTTTAAAGATGACAAATGAAAAGATTATCTTTTATAAAGATACATGTAGTTACAATAGGAATTATTGTAGGTATTTTAATGAGAAAGATGTAGTTCAATTTCTTGAGTATAATATTTTCTATTTTAAGCGAGCTAAAGAAATAAAGGATGGTTATTTGGTGAGCGTAGATGATGATATTTATATGATCCCTCATCAAAATGGAGTTTATACAGAAAGTATAGAAAAGCACATTCAAGGTTGTATCATTACACCAAAATCAAATGTATCACTTAAGCAATTTCCAAATACCACTTCTGCAGATGTTAGGGTAAGTAAAGAAAATATCTATTTTGCAGTTAAGGTGTTAAATGATTGGGTTTTACTGGAGACCCCCGAAGAGTTTGAAATAAAAGAAAGAGGATGGGTAAAGTATATTGACAATGATACGCTTAATATTGATCTTTATTATTCATATTAATAACTCTATGCTATAACATCAAATTTAAAGTCAACCTATTGCCTGTAAACCTATGAAAAGTAAACTAATTCTTTCAGTATTTTTTTTCGTCACAACTAATATTAATGCTCAAGAAGTTCAATCTCTTAAAAGTTTATTATCTGATTATTTAATTGATAGTTGGCTGGAATGTGTTTCGACTGAGTGTGTTGATTATCAATACAATTCTAATGATACAACTAAAGTAATGTTAGTAAAAGTACCTGATTGTAATGTTGTAGAAGAAGGTAAAGCCATATTTTTAATTGTTGAGGATCACATCAAACATTTTGAAGAAATTGAATTTGATCAAAATTTCATTCACATTGAAGAAAGACAAACAAGTAATTCATTTTATACTTATTTCTTTCATTATTCAAGTATTAGAGGAGACATTAAGTACTATTTTATTGATTTAACATCGTATAAAAGTTATGAAACGGTTTGGCTTGATGGAAAAATTAAAATTGATGATGTGAACTTTAATCAAAAGAGAATTTTTGGAAAGAGTGAAAGAACAAAAACTGATATAGAGTTAGAACTGAAACTATTGTAA